CTTGTATAGTATGTTTAACTGTCCCACCACATAAGCTAAGTCTTCCATTAAAGATTTAATCATATTTGGATTAGCTATCTTACCGCTATTTTTAGGGTTAGTTAAAGCTGAGATAATACTATCTACCTTTTTTAATTTACTATATACTTCTGGTGGAATCTTCTTAGTCATTATCAGCCTCCATTTCTAAATCAGGAATGTAATTCTGTGGATCTAGAAAATCTTCGAACCTCATAAGGATTAAAGTTTCACCTCTATCTTGCTTAAATACTACTGCATCTACATGTTCAGTAGGTAATAAGAAATCAGCTATTTTCTTTCTACACTTAGCTTGAACTTTAAAGTTTTCCCCAATGAGCACATCAACTTCTTCATGTTGTCCGATAGCAGCTCCATTAGAACCCCAAGCTCTCTTAGCTTTTGTATTCCAAACCTTGCACATGTTTACTATTTCTCTTTCGAATCTATTACCTTTGGCTTTTGATTTACTAGGCATCAGCACACTCCTTTTTTATTCTAGCGATATTTCTTTTCATAGCCTCACGACTTTCAGCTATTATAGACTCTAAATCAGCAGTTGTACTAAGTATACTTTTTTGCGTCTGAGGAGTCGGTGTTACTTTTGTTTTTGATTCCAATGATCTTATCTTTTCTAGGAGAATTTGCCTTTCCTCTAGAAGTTCCTCTATCTTTTGAATCGCTACTTCGAACGGTTCCTGCCTTATCTTTATCAGTTCCTGGTCTGTCATCTTCCTTCTCCTTTTCTACTTGTTCTTTAAGCCAATTTGTTAATCCTTCTCTTTCATCTTTGTAATCTAAATAAGCATTAAAAGAATTAGTAATATGCATTATGGCTTGTTGAACATAACTAAGTTCTCTTATAAGATTATTAATAGCAGTTTTTACCTCCATCATTGTAGGTTTTTTCTTCTTGCTCATAATCCCATCCTATCCATTACTCTTTCTAAATCATTTCCCATGGTAGTAATACGTCTATCTAAATCATCTATCTGTTCTTTGAGAGAATCTAATTCTCTTCTTAATTGACGTTTACTTAGAGCATAAGTATCTTCACTTTCCTGATTTAAGAAAGTTTGCTTGTGTTCTACTTTTGGTTCTTCTTTTTTCATTACTTCCCCCATTCTTTTCGAATAACAATAAGAGCCATTACTGCATAGTTTGCTATATCAAGTAACGTATCAATAAGGCTTTCATTGTTAGGTTGTTTATTGTTCATTGTTAAATTAACTAATCTTGAAACTTTATCGTTCATTCGTATAGCTATTCCCATTAAAGATTTTCTAACATCTTCATCAGTTTCAATTTTATCTTTACCTAATCCTATATTACTAGGACCGTAATCGTACTGTTTTTTTAAGAATAATGCATACATTGTTTTTTGAGAATCCCTGAATGTTTTTGTTGTTCTGGGATAATTCTTTTCTACTTCTTCTCTCATAATTCTCCTTTACTTCCTTAGCCATAGACACGCTTTTACATTTAGTCTAGCTTTCTTTTCGACGAGATACACCACACCCTGGGTATACCTATATTTTTTGCCTATGGCTAAGAAATTTCTTTTATGCTGCAATAGCGTTACACAATCCATCAACAATTATAGCATTCTGATCATAACTAGCAACTGTAGGTTTTTCTTTATGCCACAATAAATCTGTTGAAGCATTCAATAAACCCCAACCACTTTGGTCAGAATAATATTTACCATTTGGATCGGTAAATCTATCTAGTATACTACCCCATAATCCTACAGGTAAATCCTGAAGATGTCTATGTCTTATTCTACCTATACCTTCAGTAGTTACAGTGTAATCTTTTAAACTTCTAAGATTATCTATAAATGTATCTACACTGCCATTAAGGCTAGCATTGTTAATTAGAGTAGTTACTTTCTCAAGACTTTCATCCCAATTTTCACTAGTAGGTTCATGTTTAAATCTGAACGTATTAAAGTGGTCTCTACTCATCATACCATTAGTGCAGATTAATCTAAATAACATTAATGAAAATCCAAAGGACTTTGAGCCATCATAACTATTCCAGAATTGCATTCCTAATGACACGTCATCTCCTGGCTCTATCTCTCCTAGAACTTTCTCTGAACGTAGAGAATAAATAAATCTCTTCCCATCAAAGAATGTTTTATCGTGTTCCCAATTAAGAACAGATTCATCTGCTACTTGTATTGCTGCATCTTTTACTTCTTGATTAGGTAATAACATATAGCTACGACCTACTGTTCCAACTTCCTTCCAGCCTTTAACAGCGTCATTTATTTGAACACCATATGCTGATGATTGAATTCCATTATAATCTAATGGTACTTTACGTATTTCTGCGTAAGGATTCATTGGTTCTCCTTTCTTCTTTGCATTTGATATTTATATCGTATGCGTTTTATTCTGTTAGTTAATGTTAAATGTGTGTACTCATGGTCTTTAGGATTCCTGCTTAGAGCAAGATTATTACGAGTTATAAAGTGAATATATTCAGTTAATCTCATCCTATTCTTGCTCCTCTTACAGGTAATTGTACATCTAAGTTCTCTCGTTCTCTATTGGCTGTACATTCTATCTTTAAAGACTTAATAAGATTATCATCATCCTTAAAAGGAGTAAGTGATAATACTTTATTTGCATTGTAAGCAACTCTAAAAGAACCTTTTGATGAAGCAATATTCATTCCCTCATTAAAAGCTGACTTAGTTATTTCAGATACAGCAAATACAATAATATTATTTTGTATAGCAAGTTCCATTAATGCTTGAGAAACTTCTTCTACTTTCATATTATTATCAGACTTTCTGCTCTTAAATAATCCCATGTGATCTACTACTACAATCTCAGGTTTCTGTGGTAACATTTGTATTCTTTTATTTAATTCATGAGCATAACAAGAGCTATAATCTACAGTTAACCAATTAAAATCTTGACTGATTCCATTAGCATATTCTGCATAATATTTCTTTAACTCTTCTTCATCCCAATCTTTATCAATCATAACAAATCTCATCCACATTTGTCTAGGACTCATTTCCATTTCTATAAAGTATGTATTACGCTTAAAGGTAGTTACCCAGTTTTGTAATAACATAGTCTTCATAGATTTAGGTGGTGCCTGTAGAATTACAACTTCTCCTGGATATACAGGGAAATCCTGACCATAAGCTGTGCCTATATTTATAGGATTATGATCAGTCCTAAAGAATTCTACAAGTTCTTTCTCCATAGACTTAGCATCCATTGTATTTTGAGATACTTTAGATTTATATAGTCTACAAGTAGATTGACAATAGCTATCCATATGAACATCGCTGCATCCATAATTATAACCATTACCATTATGACCTTCATAACAATCAGTAACTATCTTATCCATTTCAGCTTTAGTGAATGCTGAATCAGTTATATCAACCCTTGACCTCCAGTCTTCCATTATTATACGAACAATATGTTCAGGATATCTCCATCTTAAATGCGCTGCTATCCTTAAAGATATCTGATGACGAGAGCCTTGAGGACTACCATCCATCATTCTCTGTATACAAGGATACCACACAGGATCTGGGTTTCTACCTAAAGTTACTTTTTCAAATTGTTTCTCAGCAGTAGTGGTCTTTCTTTTCAAGACATCAAATACAGGCTCACACTCTAATGTAGTCCATTGATATGTATGTCTTTTTGATGAAGCAAGTTTCTGTATCTCTTCTATAGGCGAATGTAACTCACCATTAGTTAATGGAATTTTCCATAATTTAGATTTACTATTTAAAGTATTAACTACTCTTATTAATCTAGTCTTATCTGATACAGAAGAATCTGCATACTCATATATACCATTAGCCTTGAGTTCATCTTTTACTTTTAAATGTAAGTCTGGACAAGGTTTCCACCTAAATGCTGAACCAGGTATTCCTAAATGAAATCCTGTTCCAGAGAAATAGGCTTGATATGGTATACATAAATCATCTAATAATATAGATAGTCCTATCGTAGCATCTTTTGCTTGCTTAGGATTAGTACCGTCTATATCTAAAAGAAATTCGTCAGGCATATATAATATTCCATCATATCCTGCAAGAGTCTTCTTCTCTTTAACGTATTCAACTACATGACCATCATAATCCCATAAGGACATAAATGTATCTTGAGCCATTCCAGCCCAGTTATCTACCTCAGAAACATCACCAAAATGATGTCTATTAGATAAACCATATGCAAATTCTTTAATCATTTTTACTCCTTACGAGCCATGTGGCTTCATTACCTTTTGCTTTAATCTTTTCTATCGTAAAAATTTCCTTCTTTAAATCCCTAAATTGTCTTGTATAGGTTTCAGGTGAACCTAATCTCTTACCAAATCTTTGCAATCCTCTTGAAGATAAATCTTGAAGATCATGTGTTTTGAATTTCATCTTATGCGTGAAATGATAATTTAAAAAGTTAATTAAATGTTGTTTTACTGTCATTGGATTCTCCTTTAGAAACTTACGGGTGGGCAACTAGTCAAGTAGTCACTTGCATGACTCTAGCTGTTATTCCCACCCGAGCTGTTGGGAAAGAGGCGTGTTAGTGAAGTGGAATCTGCTACAAGTAGCATATGTGTTAGCTCTCACCTAAGCGTGCAAGTCGTTACGTACGTTGACGAGTTAACTCATCCTTACACATTCCATGCCATACGCCAGCGGCACGTTTTATCTTACCCTACGTTTTACCAAGGCATATCACCTTCAGTAGTTGTTTTAGTTTCTTCAGTTTTTCCACCGAATGAACCATCACCACCATTTGAATATGACTTGGATTTAGCATACTGAGCTTCAACACTTTGCTTTATACTTGCAACTTGTTTATCAGTAAAGCTTAAATGTTCACCTTCTTGTTCAACAGGTGCTATGCTATCAAAGATACGAGTATATTCATTACCTGTCTTATCTTCTTTATAAAAGAAACTATTTATTCTTTTACCTATAAGACCATCTGCTTCATCGTCAAATTGAATTGCCTGTTTTCCTGTTGGATCTTTTAGTACTCCTGCTATACCTGCATTAGCAAACTTGAATATATTTGCTATTTTCCATTCATCTTTAGTAGTCTTATTAAATGATTCATAAGCTCTAAGATTCATGTTATCAGGATATCCTTCAAACCAAATATCAAGAAATCTTTTATTGCCTTGAGGGCCTTCAAAGACACCATATTTAGCTTTACTTATTTCTAATTCATGCCAACCTTCAGTGAATAATCCACCTCCAGTAGACATTGACACAGTTTTTAATGCCATGGTTCTCTCCTTTAACTAGTTAATGTTCTAAGAGATAAAGTTTTACCAGTACCTGGAGATCCTATTACTAGAATCTTAGCACCATCAAAACCTTTCTCTTTTGCTACTTTTATTACTTGCTTATAGTCCTGTTCAATTTCAGGAGCTAGTAATTGCGTTCTATCTTTAGCATGGTCATGAGTAGGTGTATGGCTAGTAACCCACATATACTTAGTTTCCTTGCCACTGGTAATAGTCTTTGTATAGAAAACAAAGTCAAACCATTTAGATATATCTTCTTTAGTAGAGCCATCTATATATGGTAAGATTTTATTCTCACCAGTATCCATTGTCTGTATTTTACCATGACAATTACAAATAACAATACCTGGTAATCTAGTAACATACTCTAGCATACCATCTAATTTATTTCTCAATTGACCCCAAGATTGTAATTGCATTACACCTTGTTTATTAAGAAGACTTCTTTGATATTTCTTTGATAGTTCAGATACAGTATCTATAACAACTGCATCTATCTTATCTCCAAGTCCACCTCTTAATCCAATCTTTTTAGTTGGTTGGTCAATACTTAATCCTGCAACCATAACCTTTTCATTAACAGTTTCTTCAACATATAGTTGTCCTAATGTTTCTTGAAATTGTTGAAAGGTACCAGGTGTTAAAACAGGTAGCTTAAACTCTTTTTGTATAGCTTCTTTACCGCCAAGAGTCTTACTACCATTCTCTAAATCGAATAGTAATATATTCATTGGTTCTCCTTTATTAAAGTTCTAGACTGTCTGCTCTTTTACGTTTTAAAAGAGTCATTAATCTTCTTTGATATATGTTTGTTTGCTTCTGGGGGAGTTTGTCATTAAGTGCGTTTAAATACATTTCTATGTATACCTTAATAACTATGTCTAATCTATCTGAATCGCTAAGCATATTTTCCTTTGTAAAAGCCTCTAAATATACAAAAATGTGTGATTTATATCAACAAATTTCTACATTAAATTACGCTTTTTTACATGTCTTCTATTGCTAACCATCCAAGGTTGAGGCTTAATTTCTTTAAACCAATCTTTAAGAGTAGGTATAAAGCCTAAATCTTCTAAGATATGTTGTTCTGCTACAGATTTAACAGGTACTTTCTTTCCATCTGAATTAGTTATAGTTATTCCAAAGTGATCTTCGCATAACTGAACTCCCAATGTATGGTGTCTAACAGCTCTATGTCTGATATCAGCCCAATGTATTTTAGATTCGTCAAACCAAGCATGTATAGGGTGATAATCTTTTTCATTACCACCCCAATACTTAACACTTGATTTGCAATGGTTAATTGCTTTCATCTTTTGATGCTCCAATAATCTTAATTTCTTTTACGCTATGAGTATCATAATAATATTGAAAACCATTAGTAATAAGTTCACTTTTCTCTACATCTAGAACTATATTACCACCACCACCTTCATTGTTGTACCAATCATATTCAATAGCTTCAGTTAACATCCATGAGATATCGTCAGGTCCTGTTTCACCAATGGCTTTATAATATTCATTGAAGTCTTTACGTAATTGTTTCTGACCTCGATTATTATTTTTCCATCCATCTATAACGCCCCATTTACCATCATCTTTCTGACCCCACTCTTCTGTCTGCTCAAAATCTGCGTCTATAAACTCTTGAC